GTGGACCTACTACGAATAAGGGAGCGTTTACTCCTGTATCAATTCGTTGCCCATCAGGTGCTACTAAACACCCTATACATACATCGTTTTTGCGATGCGTTTCTTTAATGTTATATCCGTGTACATAAATCTGTTCTGCTGAATCTGTTTTTGCTTCCTGCTCTGGTTGGGGTGACTCCGCAGTCTCCTCCTGCGGCTGTTCACCTTCAATAGGTGCAAGCGGGTTGTTCAGTGCTTCCGCTTGGGCCTGATAGCCCATCATCTGGCTCTGAAACGAGGCATCGGTCTGCGCGACGAGCTGTGCGGTGACGGCCTCGCTGAGCGTGGTCTCGATGCTGTACTCCGTGCCTCCGAAGCGGGCTTCGCGCACCTCGAGGGCGTTGAGGACACCAAGGTTGATGTATTGGGCGTCAACCTGAGCAACCTGAAGACGTAAGGCAGCCTTCTCGCTGTTGGTCTCGGTGAAAACGCTCGGGAACTCGACGCTCCACTTCTGAGGGGGCCGTCCTCGGGTGGGTCCTTCGCGCGAGGCGAGGATGTAGGTGAAGACTTCGGTCACCGCCGTGCGGCAGTAGAGCTCCTGCCATTGCTCGACGAGAGTTGCCCAGACGCGCTCCTCGAAGCGGCCCTCTTTGCCCAGGCCCCCGGGGGAATCGCCCATGAGGATCGAGGCGGGCCAACCGGTCGCTGCTTGCAGATCCTTCACGAAGGGATCGGTCGCTGAGGCGATGTTGCTGAGTGCGCGGTTGAGGAAGCTCAGTTCCTCTTCGGTGTCCACCACCATGCCGCCATAGACCGAGCGGCTGAGATTGTTGGCCTCGAGGCGCTTGCGCAGATCGCTCTCGTTCCCAGAAGCAATGCGGTTGAAAAGACCGGGGATCTTGTGGACGAACAGGTCCGAGTCGGTGGTCATCGACTCAAGGCCCGACATGGCGGTCTCGTAGCGCTTGTACGCCTCCCACACGAGCTGGAGCACCGGCAGGCCCCACCCGGTGTTCCGCACTCGGACGTTCCAGGGGAGGTAAAGCCCGTCGAAGCGCGCTACGCGGGATGAGTGTATGCGCACATTGACATATTGCCCTTGTTGCTCGGGCGTGAGCCGCTGCGCGGTGGTGATCCGGTAGTGCGAGGGCTTGGTGTAGTCGGTGATTGAGAAGTCTTCCGGAATCAGCTCCCAGCGGGAGAGCGGGACGTAGCCCCGGACAGCGCGGATGCGCGCCAGGTCGACTGGCTCCTCCGGAGGGAGGCCGTCATCGATGAGGAGCACCAGGCCGGCGCCGCCGTAGAGGCGCTGAAGCTTGACGACCTCGGCGAAGGCGTGGTGGAACTGTGTGGCCTTGAGATACTCCTCGAAGTCGGCGATCAGGTCGTTGGCGTTCTTTTGCTCGTCGCCGCCAAGCTTGATTGTGGTCCGGTGGCGCAGGATCTCGTCGGAGATGGCGTCGACGTAGCGCCTTGGGATGCCGTGGACATATAGGGCCTCGAGTTCGCCCTCGCTGAGTATGGGTTTAGCGCCTACGGAAGTAGCAACTGTTTTGTCCTTGGTCGTTAGACCCATGCCGGACAGTACATTTACTAACGCACCATCATTCCGGAAATTATCAGCATTCATTTCCACGGTGGCCGTAGGGCTGATTGATATAGAAAGATTATCGCTGAGCGTCGACACTGCGAGAGAAACTTGTTAGTGAGCGTTTTTGTATAGACTAAAGTTATCGATAATAGTTAGATACGTAAGGTAAACTTCTCAATGCTTCGCTTAGCCGGTCTCGGTACGCTGGGTCAGCGGCCGGACGGCGCATGTTGGACCATCACATCGATGGGTCCCTCCTCTGCTCGAAACGCTTTGCGAAGTTGCGATTCCGCCAGGGCATCTTGAGCTCGTGGGGTGGATGCTGCGCGTACTGCGGGGCGCCAGCGGGCACGCTGGATCACGTCAAGGCGAAACGCCGCGGCGGGCCCACAGTGCAGCGCAACTTGGTGGCAGCCTGCGCGACGTGCAACCGTGCGAAGGGTTCAGAGGAGTGGCTCGTGTGGTTCCGGGCTCAGTGCTTCTGGGAAGCGCACCGGGAAGACGCGATCTACGAATGGATGGGGGCTGCGAGGATCGAACTCGCCTGAGGCCGATTATGAGTCGGCTGCTCTCACCAGATAGCTAAGCCCCCGGGCTCGGGATGTCGTTGAGTACGGCGTAGTCCCCCACGATGCGTAGGGCGGCTTCGTTGTAAGCACGGGCGGCTTCTATTTCGCATTTGTAGACGCCGATTTGGTAGCGAACACCCATATGGGTGATCGCAGCTCGATAGGGGTGCGTGGCAGTACCTTTGGTCACTCCGCGGAAGCGCGAGAAAGCGTCCTTGCGTAGTGGACGGCGTGCCTGCGATAGGTAGAAGTCCTTATCGCTGATGCGTTTGCGGTAGTACGACATACAATTAAATGTGCGCGAAGAATCCTGCAGTGTTTGGGGTCTCTGGAATGGCGTGACAGGCGAACGCTAGAGCCATAACACAATCGTCGTGTGCTCCAGATGCAGCTTCTCGTTGGCCTGATTCTTTCTGTTGGAAGGCGCGGAGTTCATTAGGAATGGCACCCTCGGGGAAAATTAGGTCGTCATGTTCCATCAGGAACAGGATGCGATCGGTAGCAACGATCTTGCTGGGGCGGCTGGTGTTGAAGGTTTCGATAGCATATTTGGGCAAAGCAGTGGAGAGCGCTTCTGCGATCACAGCGCCCATTGCTTGTTTCTCCACGATTACCCGCTCTGGAAGGTAATCCTCGATGAGGCTTTTCACATGGCGCAAGCTGTAATCAGTGCTCTTGCCGTTCTCGTGGTACATACCAACGACCTCGTAGGGCGTTTCGGTGATGTCCAGCACGATCGCTGTGAAGTAATCGTTGCCGCCGGCGTTGGGGTCGACGCCGATCACGTAGGTGCGGCCGATGGAGCCGCACTCGCGCCAGTGGCCTCGGGTGGCGCGGCGCACCAGTTCCGATGGGAACACCTGGGTGTCGGTCGCGCCGAACGCCAGCTCGTACTCGGAGTCCCATGCGGCCTGGGTCATCCGGCGCGACTCGCGGGTTTTGCGCGCCCACTCGGGGTCGTGCCCGTAGAGCGGGTGTTGCGAGTAGTGGATTGCGACGCGGTTCCAGCTGTCGGCCACCAGGGCCAGGCGGTCGTTGAGCGCTTCGATCTCGCGGCGGCGGACGTAGTCGTACCAGTCCTCGGGGGTGCCTTGGTGCCAGAGCTGGCCGAACCAGTCGAGTTCGGTGTCGGGCGTCGAGGTGACGATCACCTTGGCGTTTTCGCCCACCATGGAGAGCGTGGGCATGGCGCCCCGGTAGATCTCGGCGGCACCGTCGAGGAAGGCGCCCTCATCCATGAAGAGGACGGAGCAGCTGGGGATGCCTCGAGCGGCGCGGGGCGAAGCGGGAAGGAAATACAAAGTGCCCCGCCCTTCGATAGCGATCTGCGTGTTGCTGTCCGTCAGGTAGCGGATTGACTCGCCCTCGATGCTGTTGGCCATGGCGCGCACACGGCGGCCGAGCTCGGAGGCATCCTGTTGGGTCTTGGAGAAGATCACCGCTGCGAAGCCGCGCTCGGTGAGCGCCCGGCAGAGGAGGTAGGAGCAGACCGTCTCCGAGGCGCCCATCTGGCGCGACTTGTTGATGATCGTGTTGGGGTGCTCGTTGATCGAGCGGACGAGCGCCTCTTGGTACTCGTAGGGGACAAAAGGCGCGACGGTGCCACCCGTGCGGATCCAGGTGCGCTTGGCAAAAGACGGCCAGTCCTCCACGCCCGGGAGTTTCGTCGGGGCGATGGCGGGGTCGAAGTTCGCGGAGCGCGCCTTGCGGCGGGCGAGCTCGAGGCGGAGCTTGTCGGCCCGGCGCTGCAGCTGCGCGAGGGAGGCAGTCATTCGTCCTCGGGGTCAGCGCTTCGCAGCAGCTCGGGGTACTCGTCCTCGGGGGAGTCCTTGACTTCCTCGCTCGGGATCTGGAGTAGGCCGTACATCTGGTGCTCGAGGTCGGACACCGTGCGCTCGAGCATCTTGCGCTCCTGATAGGCGGCGGCGCCGTTCAGTAAGGCGCGGGAGGCGGCAATGCGGTCGGATGCCCTTGCGTTTGGGTCGTTCATGATCTCGGTCAGCGTGGAGATCGCCTCGGGCATGAGGGCGAGACCACGCGACTCACTGGTATCGATTAGTTCTTGCTGAAGAGTGTAA